AAACTCCACAATATAATCCTTAGGAATCTTCATAGTAGCAAGTAATTTATCTCTGAAATACTTAACATCATCAACCTCACCAAGATTTTGTCCCCCAGGAAGAGTTTCAATCTTAGTTCCAGCACCACCACGCACAGGTACAAAGTAATCCTCATCAGCAGCTAACGGGTTATAACGTGCATCCACTTTACCATTAGCATAAAACTTCTCTTTCTTATACCTCTGCTTAACATCCTCTATAAACGCTTCTGCTTTGGAAGTAGGAAGTTGTCCCACATCAATATAAAATATACGCCTCTCTGGGGCTCTAGCTAATCTATAAACCAACATAGCATCTTCCATTAATTTTAATGATCTAAAGATACTTACAGCACCAGCAGCCACTGATTTCCCATATGGGTAATACTTAGGGTCAGAAGTACGCAACCTAAAATGAACTATTTGATTTCTGTCTAACTCTATATACTTCTTATTTCTTTCATAAGGGTCAGGAGCAGACTCCCAAGCACTTTTATCTGGAATCTCTTGCAAGAATCTTTCCAAATATCCATAAGAATTTTCCACCCGAATAATGTAATTAGGATTAAGAACCTTTATTCTTCGTAATCCAGCATCAGGTTTATTTACATCTGCAATAAGCTCAATAAAACAATCTCCATACTTAACAGTATTTCTTACGACATCCCAATAAAGTTGCTTAAGCTTTATATTAGTAAATAATTTGTTAACTTCCTCTACCACCAGTGTACTTTCTGAAGTAATTTGCCATCTTCTATTTGTCGTATCCCTTTGAGTAGAATCATCAGCATAAATATCAAAAGCTGCGGTAATCTCTGGGTAATCATCCATTCTTTCATACTCAGAGTATCTTTTCTTTCTATTAATCTCAACTTCAGGAAGATAAGGTAACTTCTGATGATAAGTACTCATCCGTGCTGGACGATGGGCCTGTTCGGGATTTATTAAAGTGTCCCCCGCCTCGTCTTCAGCATCCTTTAAGTATGGGATAGCTGGGGTTGCAAAGAACTTAGCAAAGAATCTACCTATCCGACCTCTAGGGTAGGCATAAGCAGACCCAGACCCAGGACCACCAAAAGTCGTATATCCAGGACCAGAATCCTCATTAATTTTATTTTCTTTTATTTGATCAACCATGTTATATCCTCTTCTACATTACCACCGAAACTTTTAAGATTTCTAAGCCTTACAGGAGCTAGGAGCCTCTCTGTGGGAGTTTTACTATTTTCATCAATAAAATTAACAGGAATGCTCTCTAAATATGTAGTCATTCCAAAAGCACAAAGAGCTAAACTAGTTACCAAATCATCATGTTTAGAGCGTTCAGCCTGTGCCTTCCCAGCTAAAGAAACTATAAATGTGTTTAATTCAGATACAGTCCTTTTGGAGTTAATTTTAATCTTATTTAACCGCAAACACTCTTCCATCATAGCTAACATACTGTCCCTATTTTTAGTAGTTACTTGAATTCCTATATTTCTTTTCTCATCGAAATATAAGTTCTCGTACTGTAACCTCTCAAACAAATGATCAATTAAATTATGCCCAATAGAATTTCTTTCTATAAAGATTACCGCTAGATTATATCGTTGCCCCACCCGATTTAAAACTTCTGCTAACTCATTAATAGGGGTGGTATTGGAATAATACTCAGCTACCTGCTCCCCAGAGTAAGTATCGAATACATGAAAAGCTGAATAATCTCTTTCTCTTCCTAAAGAAACATCCACCCCAATAAGATATTGTCGGGACGGTTGAGGATCTTCCCAAATATACATCCTATTATTAAAAGTTCTATACAAAGGCTTCTTGACACGACTATCCATATTAGATAAGATAGTACCCTCAATATAAGTCTCACCAGTACCGAGGAACTCACACTCATACTCCTGTAACCACTTCTTGTGACTCATATTAGAACGAGTAGTCTCCTCCCACTTGTCAATATAGATTGGGGGGTCTCTCCGCTCCATCCCCTCATATAAATGTTCATACCCCTTTATACGAGTATACTCAGGATGGTCTTGCCAGTTAATCTGTATGGGATTAAAGGAGTTAGCTCCTTCCATAGCATTTAGCCAAGTATCATAATACCAGTTACCAACACCATTAACAGTAGAAAGAACAAACGCTCTACCCCCAGTCGAGATAATAGGATATACAGCAGCCCAAATCGAATCAATATGTTCAATGAAAGCAGCCTCATCAATAAACAAGAAGGAACCAGCAAGAGATCTACCCGACTGTTTACCCGAAGGTCTAGACTTAATAACTGATCCTGTACTAAGTTTTAAGTTATGCATATTTTCTTGAAGAATATTAGGCTTAAGGAATAAAGGTAACTCATCAAACATAATCTTAATTCTATCCAAGATCTCTGTAGATTCCGTATCACCCACAGACAGAAACACTATAGTCTTATGCTCTTGAAAGATAGCCATCCATAAAGCATATGCAGCAGATATGGTTGTACATCCAGCCTGACGGAACTTCCTGAGAATATTAAACCTATTATTCTCCAAACAATCCATAATCATCTTCTGAAAGGGATATAATTTAAATGGTACTAACCCTCTAACAGGGTGTACAACCTTGATATAATTCGATATAAAGTATATGGGATCAACCTTGCATCTCTTATACTCCTGCTTTAATTTAATTACTTCTCTAGAATCCATGAAGATATACGCTTTTATTTGTACTCGTAAAGAGTCCCTACCTGATTATACACAAAAATTAGTCTCCTATTTATCTAGGTGTAAAATAGATGTCAATCTTTTAGTAAATAAAGAAAGTATTTTTGAGGCTTATTCTGAAGCTATTAAAAATATTACTATTGAGGATAACGATGTGGTTATATTCTGTCATGATGATATTGAGATTATCATGGACCCACAACAGTTTATTAATGTATTAGTTAATGCCTCTAGAAAGAACAAAGCTGGTTTCTTTGGTCCTGCTGGAACCACCTATCTATCTGAAGATGCAGTTTGGTGGAATCACCAGATATGGCAACAGGGTAAGCATAGGGGATTAGTTCTACATGGAAAAGATATTCAAGAGGCTAAATATACTTTTTATGGTAATCCAGGAAGAGTAGTTTGTCTAGATGGTTTATTCTTAGCTATAAGAGGTGAGACCCTAAAATCAATTGATTTAGTTAAACCTGACTACTTTGAAGGGGAGTGGGATTTTTATGATATTTACTATACTGTACAAGCACATAAAAAAGGGCTCTATAATAGTGTTGAGCCTATCTTTATGATTCATCATTCTTTTGGAGAGTTAGCAGGAAGAGATTCCTGGCATAAGAATAGATCTGAGTTCATAAAGCATACCTCTTTACCAATAGAGATTACTTAATGGATACCTTAGAAGAGAAATATTTAAAGCTACTAGCTGAACATGAACAAGCAGCAGAAGAAATAGAAAAAGGTAGACAGGCAGCTAATCATCTACAGCAATGCAGTAACGCTTATACTAAACTACATGAAGCTAGAATGGAATTAATAAGTACTATTAAAGAGTTATACGCTTCTTGGTTACCACCAAAAATATCATCTTTCTTTTCTACTATGAAAGCATGGGCAAAGAATGGATTCAGGAAATCTGAATACTCTAAAATAAGATTAGATATATGTTCTAAATGCCCTAGTTTTAAAGATGATAAGTTTTGCACCCTATGTGGATGCTACATGAAAAGGAAGGTCGAATTAGAAGGGGCTAAATGCCCTATTTCTAAATGGTAGATACAGAGATATCTACCCTCTATAGACTGTACCTGCACTGTGCTTTTTAGTGTAGGGATTTTGTCCAAGCATAGTTCTTCCGATTACCCCAGGGGACTTATGCTTCTTCTTATCATTACCTTCTTCTTCTTCTGGTTTCTTTTTCTCAGCCTCTGGTTTAGGGGCTTTAGGGGCTGGTGGGGGTGCTGCTGTTGTCCCAGTAGTTTGTCTTGTTCCCGCAGCAGGTTTCTTTGGTGC